CATGACAACAACACCAAACAAATCAGACCTACCTGTATATGACTTCTCTACTACACCAGAGCAAAGAGCTAACGAGCAGGCAGCTATCGACAAGGCAATCAAAGATGCGGAAGCAGCTATGAAAGCACCAGCAGCTAAGAAGCAGCCAGCACCAGCAGTCAAGGCTATCGCTAAGAAGCTAGTACCAGCCAAGAAGTCAGCACCAAAAGCCAAGGGCAAGGCTGGCAGAATCGTAGGTATCTCAGCAGCAGAGAACTTATACATACAGGAGCTACTTGACTTTGTTGCAAATGATAAAGCTTTCGGCTCAAGCAATCCTAACTATGCTAAAATACAAGCAAGATACAACAAAAACTAATCATGCACGAATACTTTGACAACCTATACGAAGCCATCAAGGAGTTCGATAAATTCAACAAGGAGAACGCAATGACTACACAAGAAGAGTTTGATGCAGCCTACCCAGTAGCAGAAGAACCACGTGTCATCAAGCCACTATATATGCTCATCAAGGTTGACGTTGACGCTGACAAAGTTGACACAGTTGGCAAAGCACACACCTACGCTATGAATCACTGTGATAAGCTCGAGTATGAGCTGGTCGATTATCATTACCCTACAAAGTACAGTGAACGAGAGCACCCATTTATCAAATTATGAAGAAATACATCAAACTATTGACAGTTATCACCAACTTGTTTATAATAGCTGGTGTAACAAGACATTGGATTAGATATGACAACACCGAACTGGCAGCACCACAGCCGCAAGCAGCCCAAGTACAAGAGCAAGCCACGCATGGTGCAAGCTGCCCGCAAGCGTACTAAAATGCTCATCAAAAAGCTCACATCACAATCATCATCAAGGACATGACCGACACTTACTACTACTATGAAGCTCTCATGGGCACAGGTAAGCTAATACACCTGTTTGCTCGTGACGATATAGAGGCTGCATACAGAGCTACACACATAGCCAAGTATCACTGGAACACCACCCTAACTGACATCTACCTAGACAAACATCATCACTGCAATGAAGAAAGAATTTCCAAACAACTACAACATGATAGCTAAGTGCCCTGCCGAATGGTTTGAGCCTATCGAGTTCATGACATTCATGTCTTGGAAGATAGATGGCTGGGAGATGCCAACAGAGTATCACTGCATGATTCGTGCACGTAACCACAGAACCAACAAGGTCACAGAACACGTGTACAAGTCAGGTGCAGCAGCAAAGAAAAAGGTCAAAGAGTTGATCGCTGGTGCTGAGACAGAGTTTACTGTATGCACACACAACGATATACAACATTTGATACCACTAAAATATGTTACAGACAATGACAAAGAGAACTATTCCGTCTGATGACGTTTACACATATCACAAACAAGCACTTGATATGTTGTCTAAAGACCACCCTCATTATGATGAGGTCAGAAAACACCTACTAGCACAGATACAAGATGAACTCGCAGACAGATATAACGGAAGACCAAATCACGGAACAGGTCAACTTAGAAAGATCACAGATCAAACAAGGTCTCAAAAGACTGCGTGACCAAACGTATAAGCTAGAAGCACAACAGTACTCTTCTGCAACAGTATATGGTATCGCTTCGATTGATGCGTTACTACCACGTGTAGTCCAACGTATCGAAGAAACTAACAAGAAAATACATCAAGGCAAGTATGGAGCTGCCTTCAAGGATATACACGAATACCTAGCTAGTATCGAGGCATTGGCTGCCGCAGCTATTGCTTGTAAAGTTACATTCGATAACGTCTTTGGTTACAAGGACAACTGCAATACAGCTACCAACGTGTGTAGTTCCATTGGCAAGGCTATCGAGGATGAGTGTCAGATGCGACACTACGAACACACAGCCCCTGCTCTACTCAAGACTCTCAAGGACAACTACTGGCACAAAGCCTGTGGTACACAGCAAAAGCTAGTTGTCATCAGGACGCTGATGAACCGCTACAAGATTGAGCAGTGGATACCTTGGGGTACAAGCATACGTACCAAACTTGGTGGCTGGTTACTTGATTGCATCATGGCAACAAGTGGCTGGTTTTACAAGCAACGCATCCGCACAGGTCGTAAGACACAAGTGTTTATTGCACCGACCGCAGAGTTCATGGACATCAAAGATGATGTCATGGCAAATGCAGAGTTATTCAGCCCTTTGGCGTGGCCAATGCTAGTACCGCCCAGAGACTGGTCAAACACGGAGGTCGGTGGGTATATACTCAACGAGGTAATGCAAGGCCATGAGCTTGTTAGAAGAGGCGATCACGCCCTTATACAGGGGGAAATCCCACTCGCTTTTCTGAACAAAATACAGCAAGTTAAATACAGGTTGAATCCCTGTATCGTCCGTACTGCGGAGCTGTTACAAGAGAGAGGTGTAAGTGTGGGTAAGTTCCTACCTATCGTTCATTACGATCTACCACCTAAGCCTGTTGATATTGCCGAGAACAAAGAGGCACGGAAGCATTACCGAAGACAGGCCGCAGAAGTGATGAACAAAAGAGCAGCAGAGTTCAAGAGATCCTGTCGCACACGTATGACTATGGAAGCTGTCAATCGCTTCAAAGACAGAGAGTTCTACATACCATGGTCGTTTGACTACAGGGGGCGAGCTTATCCTATCCCTGCTTTCCTTACACCACAGGACACAGACTTTGGCAAGTCATTGCTACAGTTTGCTGATGCTGCGGAGTACACAGATAGCAGTGAGAAATGGCTCGCTTTCCAAGTCGCTACCACATACGGACTGGATAAGTCTACAATGCAAGAGCGTTTAGACTGGACGCACAACAACTTGGCACTAATCTCACGTGTCTCACAAGATCCTATCACACACTTAGGAGATTGGGAGGGTGCAGATGAGCCATGGTTATTCCTCGCAGCTTGTGAAGAATACTATCATTGTGCGATCATCAAGGATAGATTGACTACTTCCTTACCCGTGGCTACCGATGCTACCTGTTCTGGTTTGCAGATACTAGCAGGCTTGGCAAGGGATAAGACCACAGCACTTCTCGTAAATGTTGTACCATCTGACAGACCACAAGATGCGTACAAAGTTATTGCAGATGTGTCAAAGCCATACATACCTGAGACTGTACGAGGTGTGTGGGACAGAAAATGTGTAAAGCGTACAGTCATGACCATACCATATAATGCAAAGCCATATTCTAATAGGTCTTATATCAAAGATGCTCTCAAAGAGAAGGGTGTCGAGGTTGACAAAGATCAGCTTACTCAGATCGTTACATCAGTTCGTTCGGCTATGGGGGCAGTTGTGCCCGGGCCAATGTCAGTTATGAGATGGATCGAGACTGAGGTTGGTAAGACTATCAAACGTGGTGAAGAGTATGTGGAATGGACGACTCCTTCTGGCTTCGTAGTCAGACAGCGTTACTTCAAGAAGAAGGTTGAACGCATCCAGCTACAGCTACTAGGTCGTTGTGATCTATCCGTCGCAGTAGAAGATGGGAAGGAGGTCGACATCAACAGGCACAAGGCTGCTACTGCACCTAACCTCATCCATAGTCTGGACGCATCACTGCTACACCTCGCTGTGCGTAGCTTCGATCAGCCAATCGCACTAATTCATGACAGTGTGTTAAGCAGATGTTGCGATATGGATAAATTATCTGCTATAATTAGGGAGACATACATGATTCTGTTTGCAGAGCATGATTATCTCCAGACCTTTGCCGACCAGATACAGGCAGAGACTGAACCACCGATCATTGGCGACTTACAGCCAGAGTCGGTTATCGAATCCACTTATTTCTTTTGTTAATATGAGCAAAAACGTACACGTCACAGACGCTATTAAACTAGAAGGCTTCCAAGCTATACTAGAACCCGGCAAGTTCGGATACTCACTCGCTGCTATTGTTGGTGAGAGTATCATTGACGCACTTGAAACAGAAAGACAGGCTGTCCTCAAGTGGGCAGAGTCTAAGTTGAAGAACCCAAAGAGAGCTACACTCAAGCCTACACCATGGGAAGAGGTAGCTGATGGTAAGTTCAAGATCAAGTTCTCATGGGGAGAGGACAAGAAACCACCAGTTGTCGACACAGAAGGCACACCAGTTACAGATGCAAAGACACCAATCTATGGTGGCTCAACTGTAAAGCTAGGCTTTTTCCAGAAGCCATACATCTTGAAAGATGGAGTTACTTATGGTAGTTCACTCAAGCTAGTTGGTGTACAGGTTGTCGAGATTGCAGGCAGTGCAGCTGGGGTTGATGCAGACAGCATGGACGACAAAGAAGTAGCAGACTTATTCGGTAAGACTGAAGGCTTTGTTGCAAAAGCTACAGCACCTGAGCCTGCTGATTCAGATAGCATTGAAGAAGAAGAAGACTTTTAAGTCTAAGCTAGAGGTCAGCGTTGCTGAACTACTAGACACAGTTGGTTGCAAGTATGTGTATGAGGGCGAGCAAGTTCCTTATACCATACAGCACCACTACAATCCTGATTTCGTACTGCTCAATGGTGTCATGCTAGAGACCAAGGGTTACTGGGATGCAGAGGACAGGCGTAAGATCAAGGCTGTCATTCGTGACAACCCGCACCTTGATATTCGCATGGTCTTTCAAGCACCGTTCAACAAGATCAGTAAGAAATCCAAAACTACATACGCCCAATGGTGTGAGAAACACAACATCAAATGGGCGGCGGCACACGCAATCCCCATAGATTGGTTAAGATGAACACAGAATCAGAATTTGTGGCACATGAACCATGTAACAACTGTGGTTCGTCAGATGCTAACTCACGTTACTCTGACGGCCACACGTACTGCTTCTCGTGCCAAACGTACACCCCGAGCGACGGGGACAACTATACACCCAGAATGAATAATGACAGAGCAAACTTCCTCGGTCAAGCCGAGCAGCTCAACAAGCGAAGAATCAGCGAAGCAACAAACAGCTTCTACAGAATCTACAGATATGGTAACACCCTACGTTTCCCATATTATACAGACGATGGAAGGCTTGCTGGTTTCAAAATTAAAACTAAATCAAAAGACTTCCATTACGAAGGCGAATCTACAGGAACACTATTTGGTCAACACCTATTTCCAGATTCTGGTAAACGAATTGTTATTACTGAGGGCGAACTAGATGCTGCCTCTTGTTACGAAGTTATGTCAGGTTGGCCCATGGTCAGCTTACCTCATGGTGCGGCAGCAGCCAAGAAAGACTTGCAGAAAGCCATACCCTTCTTGCAAGGCTACCAAGAGATCGTCCTCTTCTTCGACAACGATGACGCAGGGCGTGAGGCCATTGAATCTGCCACGAGTATATTACCAGCCGGTAGGGTTAAGATTGCTAGACTCGATGCTTACAAAGATGCAAGCGATGCACTCCAAGCTGACGACAAAGACGCAATAAGAAGAGCGATATGGGATGCCAAGCCATACAGGCCAGACGGTATCGTAGATGGTAAGAATCTCATGTCGCTAGTCACAGAGCCTACCAAAACCTGTGACCACGAGTACCCATTCGAGGGACTCAATGATAAACTACATGGCATCAGATATGGAGAGCTAACTACTCTCACAGCTGGGTCAGGTAGTGGTAAGACTTCACTGGTCAGGGCTATCGCAGCTGATCTTGCACAGAAAGGTGAGACAGTTGGTATCCTTGAGCTTGAAGCAAACAACAAACGCACGGCACTCGGGCTTATGTCCGCAGCCGTTGGCAAACCCTATCACATTGGAGAACATGACAAAGAAGAACTCGAGTCTGCTTTTGCTGATACTCTTGCAAAGTGGAATGTTTTTCTGTTTGATGGCTTTGGTAGCTTTGACCCAGATGTTATTTACAACAGGATCGAGTACCTTGCCAGTGGACTGGAGTGCCGTATTATATTTCTTGACCATCTTTCTATATTATTAAGTGGTCTTGACGGCGATGAAAGACGTATGATAGACTCGACAATGACTAAGCTCAGATCATTAGTCGAACGTACAGGTATCGCACTATTTTTAGTATCACACCTACGGAGAACAAACAGTGACAGCAACTCACATGAAGAAGGAGGACGAGTCTCACTCGGACAACTTAGAGGATCACATTCAATCGCTCAACTCAGCGATAGTGTCATCGCCCTTGAAAGAGATCAGCAAGGCGAGGCTAATGCTAATCTCACAACTTTGCGAGTACTCAAGAACCGCTTTTCTGGAGAAGTAGGCGTGGCTACAACACTGAGCTATGACCTATCTACATGCCAATTCTATGAAACTAAAACCGAAGACACAGTTGAGTTCAACCCAGCTACAGATTTTTAAACCAAACCCACCCACCAAACAACAGAAAAGACGTGCAAAATTCAGAGACAAAACCTATTACCCTCCTGTTCGATCTGGAAACAACTCCTCTAAGTCAAGAGGACGTTGAGCTGCACTGCTTAGTCATTCTCGACTATGAGACAGGCGAGACTTACAGATACAACGATACAGGCTCTGCAATGCCAATCAGCAGAGGTGTCACAACTCTCATGTGTGCTGACACAATCATTGGCCATAACATCATTGGCTTTGACATACCGATGATAAAGAAAGTCTACCCATTCTTTAAACCAGAGGGTAGAATTATTGATACACTACTACTGTCGAGGTTGTACCACCCCGATATGCTAGAGGTAGACCGCAAGGCAAAGATTGACGGTATGCCACCAAAACTCTATGGTCGCCACTCTTTGGAGTCCTATGGCCACAGGTTGGGAGAATACAAAGGGAACTTTGGACAGACTGCCGACTGGTCAGCATGGAGCAAGGAGATGGAGGACTATTGCGAACAAGACGTTATTGTTACAAATAAACTATGCCAACATTTCCACCCTTACCTGACTGGGTACAACTAGAACATCAGGTCGCCCACATCTTACAAAAACAAGAAGAACATGGATGGTATTTCGACGAACGAGCAGCCTACGAGCTCGAATCAGCTCTCAGAGGAGAACTGGAAGAAGCTACAGATTTACTACGCAGAAAATACGGGTTCGTTGCTGGAACAGTGTTTACACCTAAGCGAAATAACCGGACACAAGGGTACGTACAAGGATGCCCATTTACAAAACTTAAACAACTTAACCCCACCTCACGAGACCACATAGCATGGATACTACAGACCCACGAAAATTGGAAACCAACACAGAGAACGGCCACAGGCAAGCCGGTCGTAGACGAGACAGTATTGAAAGATATTGGGTCGGAGACAGCCCTGTTGTTTCTGAAATGTCTAGATATTACCAAGAAATTGGGGATGATCTCGGAAGGCGTGAACGCATGGCAGAAGCTATCTACGACGTGTAATCGTATACATCACCACTGCGGAGTTGCAACCAGCACATTCAGATGTGCACACAGAAAACCAAACTTAGCACAAGTACCATCAGATGAAAGATTCAGAAAATTATTCCGGGCCACGCCTACCTATCAAATGGTGTCTGCCGATCTTAGTGGGATTGAGCTCCGTATGCTTGCTCATTACCTTTCGAGGTATGATAATGGCAGGTATCAACGAATACTTACTACGGGGGATATTCACCAAACCAATGCAGATAGAATTGGAATCACTAGAAGACAAGTTAAAACAGTTACCTATGCCTTCCTCTACGGGGCTGGGAATACCAAACTAGGATACAGTTATGATAAGTTATTGTCCGAAACAGCAGCCGCCAAGAAGGGGGCAGAGATTCGTAAGGCTTATATTGCTGCCATTCCGGGTCTTGCAGATTTGCTACTCGCTTGTGAGAAAGCTAGTAAACGTGGTTATGCAAACGCCATCGACGGCAGGCGTATCAGCGTTGACAAAGGGCATAAGTTTCTCAATTACCTCTTACAGGGAAGCGCAGCGACGATCGCCAAAAGATGGATGGTGATTGTGAATGAATGTCTACCACCCGACGGCCACCAACTCTCATTCGTACATGACGAGCTAAACTACGAATGTTACCCACGATTTGCAGAAGAATTTGCAAAATGGCTCGAAACAGCCGCCAGATTGGCAGGCGAACATTACAATCTAAGATGTCCCATCGCAGCAGAAGCTAAGATCGGATATACTTGGGCTGACGTACACTAAAACCACCATGAAATTACTAATTGATGCAGACTACATAGTATACAAGTGCTGTGCAGCCTGTGAAACAGAGATAGACTACGGAGAAGACGTAATATTAGTGACTTCTAACTTTTCAGAAGCCTATAGTGCAGTAAAACGTGAAATATCTAACATACAAATGCAATTTGGCTCTTTTGCGAAGCCAACACTGTTTTTTAGCGACTCTAAAAATTTTAGGAAAAAAATTTACCCAGAATACAAGGGTCACAGAAACAGAAAGAAGCCCTGTGGATACAAACGTGTCATATCAGGACTTAAAATTGAGTATGATGTTATCGTCATGCCACAACTGGAGGCCGATGATGCTATGGGCATCTATGCCACCAAACTTACAGGGAATATCATTGTTTCTCCTGACAAAGACATGAGACAGATCCCCGGTAAGCTATACAATCTCGAAGATACTATCACGATCACACCAGAAGAGGGTGCGAAGTGGCATCTGATTCAGACGCTTGCAGGCGACCAGACAGATGGCTACAGTGGCGTTCCCGGGATCGGAGTGAAGAGAGCCACCACTCTTTTCGAGAAAGAAGGCTACAGCTGGGCTACAGTTGTCAAAGCTTTTGAGGACAAAGGGCTCACAGAAGAAGACGCTCTTCGTAACGCAAGGCTAGCCAGAATACTTACAAACGAGGACTATGATTCCCAAAAGCAAGAACCAAGACTCTGGACACCTACGCCCGAGTATGAAATTAACTCTGGAACAGGAGTTCAAATTAAAGTTAGTTGAAGATAAGATCAGAGAAAGATATGATACAAACAGGGAAGATATAATTACACTCTTCCTTGCTTTACAGAAACAAAACTTTATACTAACAAACAACCTAAAAAACATAATTAATTTTATTTAAAATGTCTAACTTAATCTCCCGCACTGGACGGGTACAGTCTTGGATCGACGATCCTACATCAAGACTACCTGTATCATGCACAACTTTCGTTGTTGAAGACAGCATGGAAGGGGACAACGGCATCGAAGCTAGCTGGAGATTCGCAAGTCACGCACTAAGATTTGGTGCAGGCTGTGCAATCCACCTATCTAAGCTTAGACCAGCCGGTCATGAAAATGACAAAGGACTTGTGGCTACTGGCCCAGTCAGCTTCGGCAAAATATATTCAGCTCTAAATGAAACCTTGAGAAGAGGTGGAGCTTACAAGAATGGTGCTATCGTACTGCACCTAGACCTATGCCACCCAGACGTGGTAGACTTTATTACAGCTTCCAGAACAGAACTGCCTTGGGTCAAGCGTTGTGTTGACATCGACGATGAGATGTGGAAGTTTGCAGAACAAGACGTTAAGGACGCTTTACTTTATGGAATCAAATCAGGAGACATCTGGCTCAACAAAATCAAATACACCCAATCCGGGGAGCGTATCTATGGAAACGTCTGTCTTGAGGTATACTTGCCCTCACGTGGGACTTGCTTGTTACAGCATGTCAATCTCGGTGCCTGTACACTCGACAATCTACAAGAGGCTTTCACTACAGGTATGTCCGAGTTGTGTGATCTCCATGCACGGACAGGTGTTGGAGAATCTGGAGAGTACCTTACCCCAGAAGTTGACAGACAAGTGGGGCTTGGAGTGCTCGGTCTTGCCAACTTCCTCAGACGATACAACATCACGTACGAGAAATTCGGAGAGGCACTCCGCTTGGTAAACCTTGGCCACTCGGCTAACAACGAAGCAGGCTGTGCCGCTTGGGCACTAAACAATGCGATCTTTGAGGCAGCTCAGATTGCAAGAGAAAACAATATGGTAAGGGCGTTCGCTATTGCACCCACTGCCAGTTGCAGCTATCGCAGTAAAGACCTAGACGGCTTTACATGCACACCCGAGATAGCACCACCAATAGCACAGAAGGTTGACAGAGACTCCGGCGAGTTCGGTGTAGAGAGAGTCAACTATGGCGACGTTGAGATTGCAAGTGAAGTAGGATGGGACGCATACAAGCGTGTAGCAGACGAAATCATGAAGATGCTCGATAGGACAGGATTGCTTCATGGCTACAGCTTCAACAGCTGGAGCGACATGATTAGATATGATGAAGCATTTATAGAGGAGTGGCTTGGAAGTCCACAGACCTCTTTGTACTATTCATTACAAGTTATGGGCGATGTCCAAGATAAGTCTGACGCTTATGCAGCACTTGGAGATACTGACATACAGGATTATTTGGATGGTATTCTTGATAACAAAATCGAATGTGACTGCCAACAATGAACCCTTATACAAAATTATTAGAAAGAAAAAGAACATGGACTCCCGTAAAACCCACCAAAGGGGAGGTAAGATCTGGTGCTGAAGAAACCATCAAGCGTGCTCTCGCAATACGTCATATGGAGCTACCAGTTGGAGAATTTATATCACAAGGATTGGAGAAAGAAGTCCCGCAAG